ATCGCCAACCTTGGCGCCTTTGACGGCGAACTGGCTGTCGTACTGTTTGTTGACGTTCTTAGTAAAACCGAGCTGGTTTTTCAGCTCCATCAAACACTCTTTAGTGATGATGTCGTTGGTCAGAAGCGAGTTAGACATTTAGGACTCCTAAGCGAGTCACTCGGGATTGGTTACCCGTAGCGTCGCTTGATTTCAGCGCGCCGAAGCTGCTCGTATTCCCGCTGCGAGATGTTCGGGTCATGGATCGACTTCGCGACCGTGCCCTTAGATCCGCCGACGGGTTCGATTGGCTTCGGAGCTTTCGTTGTTTTTTTGGGTTCTGGTTTTTGTTCTTCAGAAGCCTTGATGAATTTCAATTCGAATCGGCCGAATTCACGAGCAGCAGCGACGGGGCCGAGCTTGTTGATGCGCTCGTATTCCGCTTTATTCTTCGCCAGCTCGTACATGAGCTCTGGGCCGTTCTCAGACGAGACGATGAGACTAGAAAGCGTTGGCGACGCGTCTTTAAATCCGCCCGCGTCCTCAAGCACTTCCGCATAGTCTTCAGTCTTCTCGGCAAAGGATTTTTCCCGAGCGTAATGGGCATTTAGCGCGGACTCATGCTCGGCGAGCGTTTTGGATTCCTCCGCTTTCGCCCGATTCGATTTGTCCCGCTGCTCTAGTTTCCAATCCGTCAACGCCTCGACGTACTCTACGTGCGTCTCGAACATCTCCGGTGTCGGCTTCCCTTCCTGGGATGCTTGCTTCGTCTCGACTTTAGGTTCGTCTTTCTTGGGTTCGTCTTTCGCTTGGGTTTCAAGCGCCAAACGTTTCCAATACTCGACCTCACGCTGAGCATCGGCCTTCGCCGCATTCAGCTTGTCGATACGACGCTGGAAACCACCCTTCTTCTTGGGCTTATCCTTCGCGTTGCCTTCGGATTCTGCAGACTCATCGCCCGCTTCGTCCTCTGACTCGTCTTTCGATTCTTCTTTTGCTTCCGTTTCCTCGGCGTCCGAAACCGTGGATTCGTTTTGCTCTGTCGCTTGATCAGCGACTGGCGCGGATTTCGTCTCTTCCTTCGCCGCCTCGACAGGTTTTGCAACTTGTTCAGGTGCGTCGTTAGAAGTTACTTGGATCGTCATTGGATTGCTCCATGGGTAAGCCCGGTGATGCCCCGCCGGTAGGGTCGATCGCGTCTTGGCCGACATCAGCAGGCATTGGCCCGCCATCGGCTTCGGGTGCGAAATTCGGTTGTTCTGGTGAGAGGTCCTCAATCGGCTGATCGACGTGCAGGAGCTGCATGCGTGCTTCGATCTGCGCGAGTTCCGCGTGGAGGAGCGCTAGGGATTCTTTCGATCCCATCTGCGCCATCGCAATTTCGATATCGCGTTTAATTTTCGCCATCTCGATTCGCTCTTTGGATTCGAGTTCAAGGCGTTGTTTGTCTAAGTCGTCATTCACGGCATGGAGCTGCTGGGTGAGCTGATCCACCATTTGACCCATCTGCTGCATCTGCTGCTGAACCTGAGGCGGAACCTGTTGATTCTTCGCCTTCGGGTCATCGATGAGATTCGGCGGAACTGTTTTCTTCAGACGCTCTGCGATTTCAGCAGCGCCAGGCCAGTCCATGTTCTTGACGATGAGATCGCCTGCGATCTGGGTAATCGCAGGGTTGGCTTTCGACAGTTCCAGCATCGAGGCGGCCGCTTCCTGGCGCTTCGATGCGTAGCTAGGTCCAACATCAACGGTGACGTCGTACTTGCCAGCGGTCAGGTCATAAATGACCTCTTTGCCGTTCTCGTCCGTGTACTTTTGATTGATTTTAACGATGCGCTGCTCTCCGTCGTCGCCGATGATTCTGGCGGTGCGCGCGGCATCGTAAACGTGCGGCATGACATCGATCAGGATCCGGCCCGTGTGCTTAATCGAACGGGTCAGGTTGTCGATCAGGTGGAAATTGCTGGTTTGCGCCTGTTGATTCCGGCGCTGAATCGCAATCCCTGACGTCTCGTTAGAGCGTGCGCCTAAGGATGCATCATAGATTCCGGTCGTAGCCTTCAGATCGTCAGCGGCAAGCATCGCTGCTTGCGTGATCGCCTGAACTGCGGGCTCGAAGCTGTTCCGCTGCGGCGGCGCTGCGAGTTGACCACCGACCGTCGTGGGCTTGTATTTCAGGTAGGCGTGATTGCGTCTGTTTGCAGTCGCCCAGTCCTGTTCGTAGCCTTCGTCTTGTCCTTCCGCCATGATGAACGGCGTGCGAGGGGCTAGCGCGATGGCTTCGGTTTCAGCGGATTTCCAGTAGTTCAGCATCCGCTGCGGGTCTTTTGCGTCCCGAACGATGCCCTTAAGAACTAGCTTGCCGTCGATATCGAGTTCGGTCCCATAAACAGGAACGATCGGGATCCACTTGCCCGGCCAATCGGTCGATTCCAGGATCTCAACCGCGTTGACCTTGCACCATTTGACGACGGGCTTCTGAGCCTTGCGCTTCCGAACAACCTGAACAGGCTCGCGGAATTCGTTTCCAAACTCGTCAACCTGGGCGGGAAGTGAGTTTGCGTATTCCTCAACTTGCGACGACTCCAAAACGGTTCCATCAGCGAGAAGCGACAGCTCGACCGTCGTGTATTCTTTGTAGAAGTATTCGCAGACGCGGGCGCCATCGTTCGCCATCCAGCTAGGTGCCGAGTTGCCGGCGATGTCCCAGGATTCCTTGGTAGCGAGCTTCGAGTCCGGGTACTTTCGCGCGTACTCGTCTTTCGAGAGGTCCTCGATCACGAAGCCGTACTCTGCGTCAGATCCGTCAGGTTCCTTGTGATGCGGGTCGAGCAGAACCGAGAACGCGTTGCGAATGCGCTTGATCAGGATTTCCTGGTCGAACGACATCGGGTCGCAGTACTCGGTGATGATGCGCCAGTAGCCGAAGCCACACGTAGCCGAGCGATCAAACGCAGTGTCGAATGCGGCGTCGGCGTTCGAGTTGTATTCGATGTGACGAATCAAACCCTGCTGAATTTTCGCAGTCTCCACGTCTGCCGCATCGTCAACCGGGTGAACCTTAATCGATGGGCGGTTCTGGCGCTGATCGTTCGTGACTTGTTGGACGGACTGCGGAAGACGATTGATCGTTAAGCTTGGGCGTCCATCAGCATCGCGAGCGTTCTTGATCTCAGGATCCCACTGCTCGCCTGAGAGAAATTTCAGATCCGCTAACGCTAGATTGTGAATTTCCTGAAACGCCTCTTTCGCGAGTTCAAATCGCGCGTGCGCTTCTTTCAGGATTTTCGCGTCTCCCTGCTGTTTTTCTTCAGGGGAAACGTCGTCCGAGGAATGTAGGTTGTCCGCCACGAAATCAATCGTGGGGGCGCTTATCTCTATAGGCTAAGCTATAGGCGCCACTATAGATTGAGTGGCTTAAGTGATGGTTGGGGTACGTCGGCTAGCGAAGGCGCACGATATCCGGGTTTTTCCGGTAGTACTCATCAATCCTAGCCTGGCGTGCGGCTTCTTCTTCGGCGGTTCGCTGCTGTAATACAGCGGTTTTCCTGCGGTTATACTCACGAAACCCGTCGCGGTAGCAGGATTCGGGAATGTCGAATCCCTGTTTGCGGTAAACCGCAATGTGGTTACGGAGTGCCCGAATTGAAATATCCATCATCTCGGCTGCGCGAAGACGGTTGCCGTCAAGGGCGGCCAGGACCGCTAGCTCGTAGTCTCTGACGACGTCTCTTAGCGGCTTGATGTCCACGCCGCTCACCCCATCCATGAGCTGGCGCCGCCGCCGCCGTAGCTTGAGCGCGGTTTCGCGGTCTGTTGTTTTGGGAATTCAGCGTTTAGCGTCGGATCGAGAATGCGAGCCAAACAATCCAACATGTCGTCGTGAATGCACACGGGAAACGACAAGTACTCGTCTGCATTGAAGAGCTGGATATAGTCCCGCGTGTTTCCTTCGCCGTCGACAAATGGCAGACGTTTAGGGGAATAGAACCGCTTTTGCTCGTAGACCGGAATGAGCTTCTTGATGCGGTCTTCCTTGGCGAGTGTTCCGCCAAGCTCTGTAATCTGGAAACGGTAGTTCCTACGCTCCATCTCAGTCTGGATGTGCTCGATATCGGACTGCATCCCGTAGCGCTCGTAGCCGACTGATCTAGGATTGTGGATCCGGTGGAGCTCAAAGAGTTTGTTAGTCCGCTGGGTCAGGTTCATCCGATCCCGAACGGCGTCCAAGCGGTAATAGTTTTGATCGGGTGCGAGTCCTATGACCTCCATCACCGTGTAATCGGCTGAGTTCTTCTTCGAGTGGGCCGGATCAACAAGGATGTACTTGTTCCATTTCGATGTGTCTCCAAGCGTCTCGTAATAAACCAGCCACTCTTCTTTGAACTCTAGGTTGAGGGACAGCTCCCATGCGCGAGTCGTCTTCGCGATCTGGTCAGGCGTGTTGACGGATTCTAGCGTAACGACGTCATCGTAAATTTGATGCGAGAAGTGCCGTGATGTCGGCTGTCCATCGACCAGGCCCCACGCCTCAACCGTCGCCTCTTTCGGGTTCGATTTACGTTTGACGATGATGCCAGAATCCAGTGACCACTTAGGCGCCTCTGTCTGCGGTTTCTTGTAGAGGACCTCAGGAAACAGATCCTGCAGGTACTCGTTCGTTTCTAGCTCGCGTTTGATCTGCTCCAAGAACGCTTTCGCGATGGGGCGCGTGTGGCTAAAAATCCCGACGGTTGATTCGGGGTCGCGCAAAATGTCCTGGATGGTCAGCGCGTAGGTGATGATGGTTGATTTGTAGTGATCGCGCGCCCACAGATCCAAATGCCCATCGGGACTGGCCTGGACCTCCCGGCAACGTGCATAGAGCCAATCGTGGTCGGCGTCCTTACGTTTCAGGGCTATCGTCAGAAAATAGAACAGATCTGTTATACAGAGCTTCCGTTGCGCGGCTTCGTTCTTTGAATCAAACACATCACGATAGACAGCGTTGGCTTCCGCGCGTGACATCGCGGTGCAATCGATTGATGCAGCTACGGCGCGGCGGGACCGTTCTGCTAACCTATCGCGAAGCTCTAACCGCTGATCATTGTTTAGGTGGGAAATGTCCATCAGTGGCTGACTCCAAGTACGGGCCTAG